GTCAGCCACGTCGGGAGAGGAAACGCCGCGCCTTTTCATTTCATCTTTCGATTCAATTTTCATTTTTCCGCTGCTTGTGAAGGCGTAACGCGGCGCAACCAATTCCTGCGCCAGCATTTCATTGTCAGGCAAAATACAGTCCTTGGCCTCTAGCCACTCTTTGGCGCGCAACCACAGCTCGTCCCGCAATCGCATCGCGCTGGGATGCATAGCCGAACTTTCCGATACATTGACCGAAACAACCGGGTGACCCAGTTCCTGCAAGCGGTCAGCAACCCCTGCACCCAGCCCAATGGCGTCAACAAGAATTTCTTCAACATGGTCTTCCTCCTGTTCAACCTCATGCACGATGGCGCCGACTAACTGCATCAGATCGAGTTGCCGCCAGGTCTTGATGCCGACCACGGCGTTGCCCTTGCGTTTGACCAGGGCCGATTTGTCGCTGCCGTGTCTTGCAACATCGACGCCGTAAACCAGGGGCGCCGTGTCGACCGCATCAACGTCGCGGGCGATGGCCGCCTCAATCAGAGACGGCTGGATCAGGCTTTCGCCGTCGTCCAGGGCGAACTCGCCTAATACGCGGACGCGGTAGGCGTTGCTTTCCTCGCCGTAGCGTTGCGCCATGTCGGTCAGGAAATCAGCCGCTACAAGCGGGCTGTCGGCCGACGATATGCGCCAGGTTTTCCAAGAGTCGGCTAATTCATGGTGCGTGCGGTAAAACAATCCACGGTTGCGTACCGGGTTGCCCAGCAGCAGGGTTGTGGCATTGTGCGTGGACATTGATCCGGCGCCGGATTCGAAGACCTCTTCAGGTATGCCAGAGGCTTCGTCGGCCACCAGCAAAACGTGCTGGCTGTGAACGCCGGCTAGGCTCTCTGGACGATCACGGCTGGCTGTCCTGCAAGAAATGAATGCTTCCGTGGGGGACGATTTTAGCACCACGCGGTCGCTGGTGGCTTCCAGTAGCTTGGCGATGGGCGCTGGTAGGCGCTTCATAAGATTTTTGCATTCGGCGAACAGCGCGTCGTAAAGCTGGGACGCGGTTGGGGCCGTCGTGATTACTTTGCACGGGTAGCGCGTCAGTAGAAACCAGAGCATGATTGCTGCCGCGCAGGTTGATTTACCGACTCCGTGTCCGCTGCGGACTGAGAGGCGCCGGTCGCCCAGTGCGACTGCCAGCATGACCTCCCGCTGCCACGCCAGGGGGTCCAGATCGAGGCAGTTTTTGGCGAAATCGACGGGGGAGTCCTTGTAGCGGTTGGTGAATTCTGCATAGATGGCTTTGGTGGCTGCACGGCTTGTTTTCTCCACCATTTTTGCACCATATGATATTTTTTTTCGCGGCGTATTTTTTTTGGCACCACATAGACGTGGAGGGTATACCACTCACACTGCCCCCGGCCCGCCGGCCAAGGGGGGGGTCACCAAAAGGCCCTGTAAGCGGCGTCAGGCGAAAAGTGCCCGAAACCTAGGCCTGGGTACCCAAAATCCCGACTTCCCGCTGTACGGGCCTCCTAGGTGCCCCAAGCGGAGTCTGGCGGCTGCATACAGGGTGGTGTGCCCAGGCGTCTGCGCCTGCCGCAATGCACCCGGATTACCACTATTGCGGGAACATCTGGCGTTGTGCGCCGCAATAACCGCCTAAGTCATTGATATTAAACGATTCCGTTATCCGATAAGTAGCATTATGACAAGTCACGCCGTTTCGCAGTGCAAAATCAATGCCTTACGGCATCGTCGGATTCCGGCGTTATGTCAAGTAAATGGGGCGTTCCGACCGCCGGTTCCGGTGCTGGTTCCGGCGGCTCGGGTGCTAGTTCCGGCGCTGGTGCCGGCGCTGGCGCCGCGGCGAGCTCCCGCAGGGCATCCAGGTGCGCCTCGTTGGCGTCCACATTCTCGATCCGTTGTTGCTCTACGATCAGCCCGCCGAGCTTGGCCAGGCCGTTCGCCGCGGCAACGGCAGAGCCGGTTTGCCCCCGTTCCAGGGCCATTGTGAGCGCTTCGCGCAGCGCTCCCGATACCTCGCCGAGGGTGATTTCAACGTGCTTGTCCGCCTGGGCACGCAGTTCGTCAAGCCTAGCCGCGACCTTGCTGTTATCGAGCAACTCCGAGGCACGCCGATGGACAGTCTCTTTTTTGCTTTTTTCTGCCGAATACGCCGCCCGGTATGCTTCACTCGCTGACTTGAGTTCCATGAACTTACGACAGAAGTCTTCCTGCTTGGCGGTCAGGCGCTGGTTCGAATGCTTTGGCAATCCCAAATCAGGCATCTACACCCCGCCCCTTCCTGGTATACAGCTTACGACTACGAACAATCCGCGGACGCAAACGCCGCAGCCGCAAAGCACGGGCCACGGGATTTCCACGTTTTCTAATGTTTTTGGCTGATTTCATGGCTTCAGCGCCTGATGCTGGCGCACCAATCGAATATGGTTGCGATGTTAGACACAGCGCGCGCTAGTTGTCAAGCGCGTCGTCTTCTCCCGAAATACATATCCGCCAGCGCGTCCAACCCCGCGCGCAGCATCTCCATCTTTTCCCGCCCAACGCGATCTCCATAGACCGCGGAGTTGACCACAACGTTCCGCGTCGGCCCAAGAACGCCCATCGCTTCCCTGACCCGATTGTAAGCGTCCACCCTGGCCGCCGAGAAATCCTCTGCGCTGCCGCCCTCCCGCCTCTCAAACGCCTGCCTGGCTCGGGTGTCCAACCCAGCGCGCTCCCAATCACCGCGCAGCCGCTCCCCGGCCATGTACAGCCGCATGTTGTCCTTCCTGTCCCCTGGACTTAGCTCACATCGCCGCCAGTAGCGGTCGAACGCATTCTGCGCCAAGGCACGCACGCCACGCTCACCCTTCACATCGCGATCCTCGACCACCGCATCGTGATGCTGCCGCCATTCTTTAGTCGGCATGCCGGCCGGGGCTTGGTCTCGCCTTGCCTTGGGCTTCGGCTTTGCCGCTCGGCCGCGTTTTTTCATCAGACGCCACACATGCCTTCGCATTCATTGACAAAGAAATTAAGCTGCCCACGATCCTCGGCGGTGTCTAAGTCCACCTCATCCAAAGGTACGCAAGCGCGGTGCAGAAATTGCTGTTCTTTCATTCCGACAAGTTTTGAACCGTTATGCCGAATTGCCTTGTCAAACTCGACCGCATCGGACCAACTCACCGGGTCATTGTCGCGGAGATCGCGCCAATTATTATTGTTATGAAATGGGCATCCAATGCATGCTGATTTGGATAGCACGCGGCCTGGATACTTTGCATCAAACCACTTCATGCAGTCCTGCCTCGACATATCGGCGTCGATTAACGGCCAGTGATTGATCTGCCACTTGTCTCTGGACGGTTTGATACGCCCAGCTTCGTCGGTGGATATGCCAAGCCATTGTTCAACAATCGTGTCTTTCGGCACCCGCTTCCGGGGCTGCACATTTAGTAATTCGCGCTGCTTTTTGCGGATTGGCGCAACCTTGTATTCTGCGGTGCATTGTCGCCGCCCCATCCCGCCATTTGCGGTAAACATCGGGATAGAGGCAAACCTCTGCCCGGTCGTGTTCAGCCCAGCCATGTGGTCATCCCGAATATTCCCCGCGCTCACTCTGTACGTCGGAAACGGCAGTTGTTTCTCCAGCCAATCCAGATGCTCGTACACGCCGGCCGGTTCCCATCCCGTGTCCGCGAAGATTGCGCAGTCCGGCATTGGCCCAATCTCGCCGTGCGCCGCCATCAACGCCATCACCGTTGATTGAACGCCTGCTCCCAAAGAGATCACCCGCAACTCTGGGTTCTCGGCACGCTTGAACATGCCCTGGTCGGCAGCCCATTCGACAATCTTGCTGTTTGCTGACTGCATATTCAAAACGGCACCTCATCCACCATTTCACCCGCCGGCGGCCGCCGCACAGACTTGACCGTCGCGCCGGGGAACCGCTCCTTGGCCGCGTTGACCAGCGACATGGAAGCGCTTTCGAGCAGGCGCCCGATTTCGTCCAGCGAGTAAACGGCGACACCTTCAAGGTCGGGGTGCGTCTTCAGCGCCTTGATGCCGTCCGCGTTGCACTGTGCGACGGCGAATCTAAACCCGGCCGCTGTCGTATGTGACCAGATGTGCGGTTCGAGCGGCCTGTGGCCGCCCTTGGTCGCCTCGGCGTCCAGCGCCGCCCACCCGCGCATCATAACGCCGGCGGTGCGTGCTACGTCTGCCGCGACGTTCAATTCAATGGCCGCATCCAGCTTCGCTTTTGCCGATCCGAACTTCGCCGCCGTCTGTGGCGAGACGAGACTAACCAACCGGTCGCAGCCCCACTTGATCTCCATCTCGGTTGCGATGCGGTCGAGCGGTTTGATGCTGTGATGGATGCCCTCGGCTATCGGGTCCGTGTAGCCATCGCGTTGCGTCAGTGCATCGGGCTTTCGGCGGTACGTTTTGGTTGCCATGCTATGTGTCGCCTCTCTGCTGCCATACGCGGCGGTATTTGATTAGGATGTCATCGATCAGACGGAGACGATCATCGTCATTTTCGATGTCGTCGGTAATGTACGAGACTGCGCATCCGAATAGGTGCGCGGCCACTCCGATGCACATAGCCTTGTCTACGTCGCCGTTCTTGTGCGTCAGGTGCTTTTCTATGATTTGTTCAATGAAATTATCTTGCGCGAAGACCATCAGGTCCGTGTAGGTTTCCAAGCTCACCGCATCTGGTTTTCGACGTGTCATTCCTGTATTTCCTTGCGCGTCAGACAGACTTATATGGGAGGGGGCTGCACACAGCCCCCTCTTCTATAGAAGTGCCTATGTGTGTAGTCGGTAAGTCATTGGTTTCATTGACATATTAGAAACGTATGTCATCTACGTTTACATAGCGACATACGTTTCTAATTTCCCTTTGTTTTCAAACGGTTAGCCATTACATAGCGCCGTCGGCCACACAGTAGCCCTTGCGGTCTATGTGTACGATTTTGCCCTCATCAACCAGTGTTTTGAATGCCTTCACGACGCCCCCAAATTTCCACTGCGGGAGCTGCTGCGGCAGTGCTGTTTTCGCTGTTCTGCCCTTGCGGTCACGATATGGATTTTCGTTTTCCCAGGCGTATTTGACCTCCAAAATGATGTCATTTTTCAGTGGTATATTGTTGATTTTGTCGAAGTGCTCCGCTGTCGTCGGCATGCACAAAACGCCCTCATCCCAGATCAATTTGATGTCGCTGTCAGCGCCAATACCCGAATAATTTGACTTCATGCGCGACAGCGTCCTGATGCTGTTATCGTCGTCGTCACTGTGCAGATATGAGCGGCTTCTGACGCTGTTCTCCCAGGCGGTGGACCCCGACAGCCCACTGCCGCTAGACAGGCCTGACAGGCTGGGATGCGCCAGCAGAATGACCGTGGCGTTGTACTTCTGCACGATGCCGCCGAGGTACGTTTTGAT